CTATTTTGACTTTAAAGATAAAATTATTTTTTTAAGCTCATCCACGTCATCCATCAACTCAAGTATCGTTGCATGATGAACCGCAGCCAGTACCCCAGAATCACCAGCCTGCACAGAAAGAACATCACTTACGATCGTGCCGTCAGACAATTCTTTATCGCCTACATTAATTGATGCTTCCGGGTAATCGTCATAAAGACCGTTGGCAAGAACACCAATGCCGAATCTGCCTTCCTGCCCCTTAATGTCAAGATTCCAGGTCGCTGCCGTTATCTTACGCATGGTCGATTTGGGGTTTTCAATGGGCTTCACATTAAGCTTAACGCGGACGTCTGAGGCACCGTTGACCCAGGAGCCAGGGGCGGTCGCATCCCCACTGCCACTAAATCGATACGATGATCCTGAGATCCATAATCCTTGCGCAGAGAGTAATCCGCAATTGATATATGCGTCGGAGACGGGTTGCCCCCACTGGTATCGCGCCTCAATGCTCGCTACAGCCCGGTCCACCCCGGCAATATTATGCACGGAAAGAACTGACGCGCCGTTAATCGTTACACCATTACCGGGTTCAGAAGCTGTCTCGTTTACTGACTTTATTTCTCCGAACGCTGATATCGTTGATGTTATTTTTCCCCCAGCCTTTCCATTAACAGAATTGAGCCGGGAGTCATTGCCCTGACAAAATTGTCCCGCTTTATCGCCAAATGGCTGAGTAAGTCCGGTACCTCCCTGCTCTTTCGGAACAACACCATTAACCTTATCTGCTTTATTGACCACACTATTGATCAACTTTTTCGCTGATGGACCTGTCGTCTGACTGGTGTCAGGCAGAGTGATCGTTACATCACTGTCAGCGGTGAAAAACTGCTGCCAGTTTTGCTTGTCGTAGTTCAGGCCTCGAAGCGCTTCTGCGCTCTGAGCCACCAGCGCGGCAGTAACCATGTTCAGCGCCACACGAGGAACGGCAGACCAGGCCGCACCAGATTGTGTTGGCCCGGTGAAATTACTGACCAGCGTCAACGCTGTACCGCTTTCCACTGATTTAATCGGGAGCGTATAGGGGACGCCGCCGACAGAGACAACAATAAAATCTCCGGCTGCCACCTCGGTGGTAAACGCGGTCCCGTTGCCAGCGACCGCAGCAGAGTTATTCGTCAGGGTTAAGGTTCCTGCTGACATGGATATCTCCTGAATTCAGATAATAAAAAACCCGCCGGAGCGGGTTATTTTTGGTATTTCATTGAGGGCAATTCGAACGGGTAAAATTATTTTTATTCACCCATCGCCAGTTAAAGGGATAACCGGCCCTGTACTCAGTCTGATTAGCAATCTTTCGTACACCGTAAATCTGTACTGACTGGGGCAGCCCGCCAGGCGCAAACTCTGCCTGACAAACCGGTTTCTGTTTCTCCAGAACAGGTCCTGAACACGCTGAAAGCACCAGGCAGACAATAACTGGAATAATTATATTTTTCATTTCGACACCAGAGTTAATTATTTAAACAAAAAATAACCAATGGCATTGAATAATAAAAATAGTTTTAATAGATCAATATTCTAAAATTGATCGTTCAAATCGATCGGTTTAATCATATGCAGCTGTGTTTATCGCCGTTATCACAATTCCGCTATTCGTTGTTCCGACAGAGGAACCACTTGCAGTGGTTGAACTTTGCCCCCCTAATTCTTGTACCACCAGTGTCGTCATGGCAACCCGTCCCAACATCCACAGACTGAAATATTGGCTGCCCACCGGGTGCCGAACCAGCATGGAGGATGACAGAACCCAGCCCCATCGGATTTACGGCCCATTTGCCTGCCATGTATGTATCAATGTTAAGCCCACCACTTACAGCACCTGGTGAACCAATAGTTGTAAGGTCGCTTAATACCCGGACTCATTCGTAAGTACCAGTGTTCCTTCGGCATCCCATATAGCCACACCCCAGGCCGGAAGGGTAAGCGGATATATGGCAAAAAAATAGGCCTCAAGGACAAAAGCCGATCCCCTGTAATTAGACGCATCAACACTGAACGTATTGCCACTTTTTGAAGCTGATATCAGCCCAGGCCCCGCCGCCATACCCCCTGGATGAAACCGTGAAGCTCAGCGCCTGCTCAAATACCGGCTCCATCGCATCGGCTCTCCATCTAACTGTGTCGCTCCTTATTAACTAAAGAATCTATCTGTTGCAGGGGAGACGATTACTGTAAATCGGTTTACAGTAAAGTAAAGCGTATTTGGTTGTCCCCCTTGCACCTTCCAGACGTTGACTGTGATTGGTACGTTGACCGCGCCTGCAGGTACATCCACATAACCTACAACGTTTCGGAGGATTGAGGTGGTATTGTTGAACGTTTCATCAAACATAACTACTCCGTTTATCGTTAGCTGGACCCTAAATTGGTTATCTGGTCTAGAAACGCCCATTGAAATGGCTGAATATGGTATGCAAATACGAGCAGGATAATTCAGGCCACCTCTCCAGTATAATGTCTGGCTCCTTCCGTCCCCTCCTACTATATACATTTGCGGGAAAGTCCAAATTGCGCAAACGTCACCCTCTATTTTATTAGCTCGGACCGTCCCATTAAAATATCCGTCATTGCCGTAAATTGTACCGCGGACTGTTACGTTATTGAATTCACTATTTCCATTTTTATTGATATGCCAGCCTACCGAACCTGTAACATAGTTGTTGGACTGGATGTAGTTGCCGATTTTGGCGTTACTGATGGTGCCATCGCCTATCACCGTATCCCTGATAATCACCTGACCATTAACAACAGCAAAGGGTGAATATTGCGTATCACCGCTACCACTCATCAGGACGAACTGATTGGCGTTAAATCCGATACGAGTTACCACCGGCTGGCCTGGCTGAGCCAGCGCTGCGATGCTCATTCCGGCGTTATATTCCTGCCCGTTAATACGCAAACCAACCTTCAGCGTATGAATCGCCGATGCGCCAGTGCTGTCTACCATGGCAGTCAATTTGTCCTGTAGCACAGCTGTTACCTGGGAATATTGCTGGCTGGTAGTCTGCCCGAGTATATCCACTTTTCCGTCAACCGCAGAGACTCTGCCATCCACTGTTGACACTTTCCCGTCAACTGAAGTGAGCATCGTGCCCTGCGCCTGCACCTGCGTGGACATTTCCGCCATCGCCTGATTCACATCGGCGATTGTGGTTTTCACCACCAGAATGTCTGCGCGGACCTCGCCGTACTGCGCAAACTGATGTTCAACGGTTCCGTGGTTGGCCAGCGCGTTCTGCAACGCAGCTTCCAGATTAGTATCAATGTCACTTGTCAGGCGATCACCGTCGGCAGACGTCAGAAAATCATCGGCAATATCGCCCAGGTAGTCGTCAGCATTCGCGTTGGATACACCACGAACCCAGTCGGTCCAGCCTGATTCATTACCCGTTCTGTCAACCAGCTGCGCGCGGTACCAGAATTCCTGCCCAGCCTTCAGCCCCAATTGAGTGTATTCGGCAGACGGATAAGGCACATCCGACAACAAAAGGGGATTTGAGAAATCACTGTTCGCGGTGTACTGAATTTCCGTTTTCAGTGTGTCCCCGGTGTTAGCCGGGAATCCCCAGTTCAGGCGAATCCCCCAGTTGATCGGAGTTGTCGCAAAGCCGACAGGTTTCGGTGGATTTCCCACTTTGCCCGTCAGCGTTTTCTCTTCGGAATATCCCCACCCGGAGGAGATTTCGGCAGCGTTGATGGCACGCACCCGGACCAGGTAGCGGCCCGAATATATCCCCGGCACATCGAAGGACGTGGTGGAGCTGCGAGGCACGTTAACCCAGTTTCCGTCGTTGCGGCGCCACTGAGCCTCATAAGCGATGGCGTTCTGCGCCTGGTCCCAGCTCACACGCATCGTTTCAACGCTTATGTTCTGCTGCACCACGGAGAAGGAGCTGATCACTATATTAGCCGGCGGTGACTGATTGCCTGGAGGAATGACGCTTACAGGACGCTGGTCAATGACAGCTCCGGTATCAATACGCGCGTATTTATCCGGGTCGTGCCAGGCTGCTGCAATGGAAAACGTACCATCGTTATTGTCGGCCACGCTGACGACGCGGTATTGCTGCGCGTAGAGCTCGCTCGACTCCACCACCCAGACCGATTCCGGTTGCGGAGTCTCGCTATAGGCTGTGGTGACAGTTACCTTCCTACCGCTGACAGACTGAATGGTTCGGCTCTGCGCGGCGCCAGATGGCAGGTTGAGGATGAGGCGATTCCCGGCGGTGGCGTCAGGCTCCCGATCCAGTGTGATAACACGGCCATTAACTTCGCTGATGCGGCCGCCCATCACCTTGCCGGATAAAAGCTCATCTGCAACGGCGATGATGTAGCCAGGCTGGGGAATATTACCGTCCAGGCCGACATCAAAGGAAACGACCCGATCCTTATTATTGGTCAGAATGCCCCAGCGCCCTTTACGGTTAGCCTCCGACTGACGGGTACAACCAATCGCCGTCATTTCCAGCTGGTTATATCCGTAACGTGCCACCAGTGCCTGCTCAAACACCGGCTCCATTGCATCAGCATAGGCGTTACCGGGATCTGACCATGAAACCAGCGCTGTGGTGTAGCGGCTTTTCGTGGTGCTGCTCGAATAGGTGAATCGACCGCCAACAACGTTAGCGCGCGTGTAGCTGTAATCAACATCGCGCGGCATGTCAGCCAGGGCCACAATCTGATCCCCGCCCCAGTAGGTCATGCCACGGAAGATAGCAGCAAAATCGCGCAGGACTGTGTAGGCGTCGTTCCGGTCCTGAATGTACACGTTGCAGGTGTAACGTGGCTCGGTACCGTTGCCTCCTTTGCCGTCTGGTACCATCTGATCACAATACTGGGCAACCTGATAAAGCGTCCATTTATCAATATTCGCAGCGGTCAAACGGTGCCCAAGGCCAAACCGGTCAGAAACAACCAGATCGTAAAAAATCCACGCAGGGTTATCCGTCCATGCCCACTTAAACGCACCGGTCCATGTACCGCTATAAGTGCGGGTTTCAGGGTCGTAGGTATCAGGAACGCGGATAACACGGCCGCGGGGCTCGCAGGAGATCTGCGGGATAGAGCCGTTAAACTGGCTTGAATCGAATTCGATGTAGAGTAACGCTGTGTTTGGATATCGTAACTTGGCGTCAATAACCTCAGTGAAGCTCTGCAGCGTCATCGTGTCGCCGATCTTCGCGCTGTTGGCGTCAGAGGTAATCTTACGCAGGCGGATTGTCCAGGTGCTGCCAGCCTGCGGTAAATCGATGCGGTGGCTGCGCTCATAACCAGACGTCGTTTTTCCGGTCACGCTGGTATTGAGTACCGTCTGCCATGCGCCGCCGTCCGTCTGCAAGTCAATCGCATAATTGACCGAGTAACCCACCAGATCGCCGTCGTCCTCCTGTTTGAAAAGCGAGGGCCATTTCAGACGCAGGCGAACTGCTGAAAGCTGCGTATTGGTAAACGTGCGCGTCCACGCTGTAACGCTTGATACCTCAGTTCCTACGCTGATTTCGTTTTCGGTACCGGGGATACCCTGAATATATTTTTGCGCCTGCGTTCCTGCGCGAAACTCCCACGTTACGCCGCTGAAGTTTTGGGAGCCGTCAGCATTTTCCAGCGCCGTTCCGTCCAGGTAGATATCTTTGCCGGTTAGCTGCCCTGCAAACTCCCCTTCGCCAAGCGCAATGAGGATTTTTGCCTTCGCTACAGATTGCAGATCATCAGGCTGTTCGGTAGGGGTTCGTGAACTGGAGCTGCCGCCCTTGCGGCCTTTTATTGCGGTTGCTGTTGCCATATTGCGCCCATAAAAAAAGCCACCCAAAGGTGGCTACTGTCTGAATATCAGGATGTTACAAATCTAAATGCCTGGTTATGTTGTGGATTCAGCCCGCCAGCGGTGGGACGCTGGTGAACTCATAACAGGTGGAATGGCTGATTACCTCTGGAAAAAGGAGAAGTAAATGGGTTCGATGTTAGAACTGGAAAAAGAAGTGGCAGAGCTTAAACAAAAGCTGCTTACGCATGAAATTGCAACTGGCCTGATTCTATCGGACATTGTGAAATTACTGGACATTGCCCGGCCAGGCGCACTCGATGCTCTGACTAAAAACTATCAGGCAGGGCAAGCAAAAATCCCAGAATCAGCTGCACGTAATGATCCGCACACAATTGATGCGTTCACGCGCATCCTTAAAGTTTTAGAGGTGGCATCAAAGAAATAATTAAATCGAGCTTTTCATTGAATATTTCTTCATGAGTTTTAGCGGCCTCATTCGGGGCCGCTGTTACCGTTCCACCGAAAACCCCTGCATCACCCTGCGAAATCTTTCCCTCCTTTACTCGCAAACTCCAGCCATTACCGGTGATGGTCGAATGAATAGCGCCACCTGGCCGTAGTGCGTTCTGAATGGCGGAATTGACGATTGCCGGGTTATGCAGCTCTGCTATCTCCACCTGCAGGCTCGCGATGGTTGCCTCAAGCATGCTCATGCGCTCTTCTAAAGTCATAGTTTTCTCCTGCCTCTCAGCTAATAAGTTAATTAATTTACTGTTGATCTTCGACATAAATTCCGGCAGAAATAATCGCCCCGCCGATTCGACGCTTACCGTAAAGCAGCGGCACCGGATATCCCTGCGCAGCGGTATTCGTTACGCCGCCGAACGCATATGAGGCCCGGTTATCGGCATCCTGCTTACTGGCCAGCCCTGCAGGCTGTGGAGAAAGCATTTGAATAACACCACCCAGCATCATGGCTCCGCCCATCCACGCTACTTTTACCCCCCAAGCCTGCCCGAAACCAACTGTAGCGATTACACCAACAGCAACTAACACAGCACCTAAAATCGTCTGAAGCATTCCTGCTTTTTTACTCCCGATAATTATCGGTACGATCCTGATCACTTCACCTGTTACGGGGAAACCTAGGTCATCTACTCCTATATTTTTCTTTCCTTTAAAAACAGCAAATGTCAAACCTCGACGTTTACTGTTTATCATATAGCTTTCATACCCCGGAATGGTTTTGGCAAGAGCTGTTCCAGCTTCAGATATTTTACTAATAAGGCGATGATGGGTCTTTCCAAAAATCTTACCTGGCTCACCGCTGAGCTCTATCTGAATCATTTCTTCTTTCATTTTAACCTCATAAAAAAACCGCCTACTCGGCGGCTTATTTACTTTATGGTGGAGGGGAGTATATCTACGTTGGCATCCTGATCCATAAATATACGGAAAACCATATGGTCATTGTTATTTATCGTAAAGGCTCTTTCTTTTCTCACCGGCCCACTACAGAGACCAGCCCCATTAAAACCAGCACCAAGTATAATTTGACCAGGTGAAACATAAGGTGTGACCTTTTCTGCGCGATTAAGATTAGCAATTTGCTCACCATTAATATAAACAGTAATCTCGCAGGCAACCCCTATGACTCCATTATCCCTGATAATGGTAATTGGTAGAAAACCTTCCTTTTTTTGATATTTTATTGCTGGCGGAACTGGTTTAGCATCTTTTGGAGATACTGGCTCAGTAGAGCACCCGAATAGACCAACAACCAATAGAGAGATGAAAACTTTTTTCATATGCTATTCCCTTAAATAATTTCAGAAAGATTAGCACAGAGATTTGTAGCGTAGAACCTTCATCGTTCTTTCCTGCCAGTAGCCGCCATATGGCACCCGCTGGCTCAGGTGTCCATAAAGATGGTGCAGCAGCATATTGCCTTCCAGCAGGATACCGGCGTGATTCCACTTATTAGCCTGGACCTGCATGATTACCATATCGCCGGGTTTCGGTGGCCCGTCGAATTCACGGAACCCGCATTCGTACCAGCAGTCCTGATAGAAATTATCCGGGTATTCATTTTCCCACCACGGATAATCAACCCGGTAATCGTGCAATTCAATTCCATGGGTCTGCCGGAAGTAGCTCATCACCAGCCCCCAGCAGTCGTAAACGCCCAGCACGAATGGCCGCTCAATGAGGGGAATTTCTCCTCTGGGCATAATGGTGCGCAGGTCACCCTCCGGCCAGTTGACGATATGCCAGGGCAGTCCATTCAGGTCGCACTGGGCTTTGTCAGTTTCGCTCGGTTGGGTGGTTGCATCTGGGTGGCTGTGTACGATGGCGATCACCGTACCCCAGTCCTCAGCAGCGGCATAGTCTTCTGGCGACAGGTGAAAATGTTCTGTCGGCTCGGTAGCGAGGTTACGACATGGAAAATATTTCTCTACCCGGCTCTTCTGTGCCACCACACCGCAGCACTCACGAGGATATTCAGCTGCAGCATGCGCCATGATGGCATCGATGGTTTTCTGGCGCATATCAGCTCCTGATCAAAGATGTACCGACGAAACCACCATGCGAAAGCTCATTACCTTTGCCAAAACGTAGCTCACATGCTTTCAGCGTTCCGTTGCATTCATCCAGCGAGGGATCGCTCACCGGATTATTGTTTTTGTCGAAATAGCGGGTTCCGGCATAGTCGCATCCGTCGCCGGTACGATATTTATTCCGGATGCACCAGGTACACAGGGAATGAAGCTGTCGTGTCGGGATCATCAGCCCCTGCAGATCCATCGGGCTGGACAACGTAAACGCCACCACTTCGTTGGTTTCAGTGCTCTTGGCGTCTATATAAAACACCTTCAGCTTTTCCTGCTGAGGATCCGCAGACGGGTTGCCCTCCGGATAATTTTTCGCATCCAGATACTGCGTCAGCGTGTCATGAATCGTGACCTTTGCCTGCAGCAGGTCATCATAAGCAAGACACAGCGCCGTAATGGAACTATCCAGGTTAGCGACCGACAGCGTCGGCTGCGCGCTGGTCCCGTCGGTCGCCGTCTCAATACCCTCGATCTGGCAGGGCCAGGCTTTATATTCATGCCCCTGCCACCAGATCGATTTCGCCGGTAGCTTATTTTCATCTCCACCAGCAGCGGCGATTTCATCGGCGGTGTGGGCAATATTGTGGGCGTGGAAGCGGAGAACGTCGGAAACACCAAATGCGGTGCCATCGACATCAAAAAGCCGGACAACATTGCCCGGCTCAAGTTTCTGATAATCACTGTTTAAGCTCATGGTGCAAACGCCTGTTCAAAGGTGGCTGATACGGTTTCCACCGTTTTACTTTTGGTGACGCGCTGCAGGCTGTCTGCCTCAACACGCCACAGCGCAAGATCACCGCCTGGCGGGGTAAACGAAAATGATTTCGTCTTATGGCGCCGCAGAAAAGCATAGATATCCTTGACGGTTTCCGGTTCGCCGGTAAATGAAAACTCATAGCTGAGCGTTTCATCATTCATCCCGGCACCTGATACCTGCTTATAGCCATCACCAAACTGTGCCGTGCGGACGGTATCCTTACTTTTCAGGGTCGGCTGGCTGGATGCTTTAATCCGCCACGCAAAATGCTCGATCGCCATTGCTTACCTCTGTTTTGTTGCATTCCAGATAATGCCTCCGGGTCGGACCTCTCTGGTGATACCTTCCCTGATGGAACTGTTGATCACCTGCTGATAGGCTTTCCCCAGTGCATCGCCGTTTCCTTTCTGCTGACCGGAATCCCCCTGGCCTGTTGTAACCGAAACCGGTGCATACACGCTGACACCAAAAGGAGAAGCAACGCCACCGCCACTCCCCCCGACCAGACCACCAGTCGCATAGCCGCGCATCATGCGATAAAGGTTGCCGACACCGATTCGGTTGGTGGCTTCCTGCGTAAAGACAAACTCTCCACGGTGCACCACTCCTGCAGGCTCATACTTGCCGCCGGACCCGGTATAACCACCGCCAGCAAAACCCAGCGCTGACGTGGCAGAACTGACCAGGCCAGCCATAGCCTGCTTCATCAGGATCTGCGTCAGCATCGACAACGTGGAACGGGTGAAATCTGCCCAGTTTGCTTTCCCTGTCGTCAGCATATCGGCCATATTCTGGCTAATACCATCGAATGTGGCTGAAGCAGCGGACTTCATCGAACCATAGGCATCAGCTGCTGAATCGGCATAGTCAGCCCACGCTGATTTCGCCCCGGCCTGCCAGTTGCCACGTAGCTCGTCCTGCGCGGCATAATATTTCTTCAGTGCATCCAGTTCGTTCTGATAACCCTGATCGGTGTCCGTACCGCCGGCATTCATCCAGCCCTGCCGCAGCTGTGCCTCTTCGTTTTGCCGCTGCGCGCCGCGACTGCTCATGCTGCCCCCGGCCACAAGCGCCCGGGTTTTCTCCCCAATCTGGGTAACGTACTTCTGCGAGCTGTCCTGCAGGCGGTTTAACCGTTCCTGGGCAACAATCTGATCGCCCAACCGGGCATTCACTTCGGCCCGCGCCAGTACCTCGTCTTTGTTCGCCAGCACCGATTTTTCATCGGCGGTTAGCGCGCGATTTTTGGCGGCCTCTTCCAGCACCGAAAAGCGGGATTGTTGTTTCCACAATTCCTGCCGCTGCTCGCTGATGGTATCTGTGATGCTCTTATGCTCCTGCAGAGTGCGTAACTGCGCCTCCAGCTCCAGCGTCTGCGCGCTGGCAGTATCGACACTTTTTACACCTGCAGGTGTTTTTACCGCTGAAGGGGCTTTGGGTTTCTTCAGCGAGTCGTCGTATTCTTTTTTCGCAGCTTCCAGATTGATGTTGTAGTCAGCCTGGAGGATCCGACCGTCTTTCAGCGCCTTGTTCAGTTCATTCTGACGGGCCGTGTACTTCTCCAGCGCAGTCTGCGTCTTTGCATAATTCGACTGCGCCTGCGCGGCATACTTCTGGCGGTCAGATTCAATCACCGCCTCGCGCGCGGCGTTATCCTCAGTTGCCTTTGCCACACTGGCCTGCTGTTGCGCCATTTCCAGTGCAAGGCGTGCAGATTCCCGATCGTTCCAGTAGCTGGCGCGCGCATCATCATTGACATAAGTATCACCTTTACGCAGATTCCAGATTTCATCCGCCCGCTTAAAGGCCGCTTCCGCTTTGGCAACCATCTCCTGCGTGGTGTCAGGCCGCCCGATATCGAGCGCCGCATCCCACATCGATTTAAAGGCACGCTTCAGGCTGTCGGCAGCAGTCTCAATCGACCCCATATTGTCGCGCAGGCTCTTTGTCTGCTCGTGAAAACCGTTCGTCGCCGCATCATTAGCTGCCTGTAGAGCCCCGGCCTCATCACCGGCACGCTGCAGCTGCGCCACATAAGCAATCTGTTCCGCTGTAACGTTGTGGAACTGCTGCGCCATGGCAATCAGACCAGAGGTCGGATCGTTCGTCAGTTTGCCGAATGCCGCTGCCACCTTATCGACCGGCACACCCGACGCATCGGTGAATTTCGCTACCGCCAGGCTCATCTCATCGAACCGGGCACCGGCACGCACTCCGGCGTTAACCAGCTCCGTCAGCGCACTGCTGGTCTGGTTAAACGTGAGTCCCGCCTGCTCGCCAGATTTCGCCAGCACCAGCATGCGGTTTGAGGTCAGCCCGGCAGTATTACCGGACAGAACCAGCGTTTTATTGAAATCAGACAGCGTGGACGAGCCCTGATACCATGCGTAAACCACCGCGCCAGTGGCGGCAGCCAGCGCGCCAACCCCCACCATCACCGGCGATATGGTGCCCAGCAGCGCCCGAAAGGTCGGCATAATACCGCCGAAGGAGTCTTTCACCTGACCGCCCTGCTGCAGCAGGATAAGCCACGGACTCTGCCCACCGGCCAGCTGGGTGGCGATATCCGTAAACTGCGCAGGCAGCATACGCATCGCCGCGTTGTACTGGCCGACAGAAATACCGGCCTTCTTCGCGGCGCTCTCCTGGCGGGTAAATGACTGCTGCACCTTCAGCGCAGAGTCATTCGCTGCGTCCCCCGTCTGCTTAAACTGCCTTTTTACGTACTCCATCTGCTCGTTGAACTTTGACGAATTAACGTCAAGGTTAACGACCAGGTCACCCACTGCCGTCTGGGCCATAGCGAACACCTCCTGAAATGCCCTCGGCCTTTGCCATCAGCACAACGTCACCGGGTTCATCGTCGGCAATATCCTCCGCAGAAGGTGAAATCAGGCTGAAGCTGGCAGGGGTTGATGTGGTTTTGGGGTCAAGCGCGGTAATGACGATATGCATAAGCGAGGAAAAATGTGCATCCAGTTGCGCATCATTAAAAAAATTGTCCTGGTAGAACGTTCGCCAGTCGGCATATTCCGTTGACGACATACCAGCAAGCATGGCGCGCCAGTCCGGGCGGCGAAATTCACGCGCCAGTTTCAGGACGAATGTCAGCTCACTGGCGAGGACTTTTCCAGACTGACCGGCTCAGTTACAGCAACATCCTCCAGATCATTCGCTTCCTGCAGCGGCACCATGCCGGACAGCAGCTTCACGCTGTACTCTGCAGCGGAAACAATCTCCAGCGGCCAGGTCATCAGCACTTCATTCTGGATCTGTTCAACGTCTTCTTTCGGCGTTTTGTGCGTTCCTTTCAGGGGATGTCCATGCCATAAAGACATGGCCACCAGCAGTGCGCCAGATTTAATCGTCATATCCATCGCCGCCTGCATGTCGGCATCGGTGATACTTTCCAGCGTCTTCAGGTGTTCAAGATGCTCAATACGCTGCAGCGCCGACAGCTCGTAGAGAGTGACTGTATTACCGTTACGTTCGAACGGTTCACTTTTTAAAAACATGGGTTACTCCAGAAAGCGGGGCTACAGCCCCGGTAGTCAGGAAACGGTGACTTTACAGGTCGCGACAAAAAGCCCGTCGTTGGTCATCACGATAATGTCAGCTGTTCCGGCGGCAATGCCGGTTACCGTCAGCACCGTACCGGCGACAGTCACCTTGGCTTTACCTGCATCCGTGGTGGTGGCCCGGAAAGATTGATCACTCGCGCTGGCTGGCGCCACGGTGACATTCAACGTGGTGGTGGCAGCAACCGCAACGGTGGTGGTCGATTTATCCAGGCTGACGCCGGTCACCGCAATAACAGCGACGGAGCTTTCTTCTGCCAGACCAGGCTTGCCGTTGTTGCTGATTTTGACAGAGCGCGTAATGGTATCTTTCGCCGTTACCGTTTTGCCAAGGCTACTTACCCAGCCGCGGAACACATCGACGGCCCCATTTGGATATTTAATTTTGTAAGCCAGTACGGTGCCGTCATCAAACCAGCGAACCAGATCCTGTTGACCACTTTCCGCTGGTTTCCAGGCCAGCGTAAAACTGGCCTCCCCCGCAGATTTCTGCCCCTGCGCAGTTGCAGTCCAGTCGGCATCCGCATCATCCAGATAGGTATCATCGTTTGATTCTGCGGTTAGTTCACCCGGCTGCAGGTCTTTAATTTTTGCCAGGCGCGTCCAGTCGGTATCCGATACCGGGTTAGCGAAGGGATTGCCCGATCCGGAATAAATCCAGAGCGTGGTGGTGGCACCCTTTACCGGTGCCAGTGGGTTTGGTGTAGTCATTACGTCCTCACATTGTATAAGAGAGTGAATACTTCATATCAGCAGAACCCCACGTGGCCATTTCATCATCACGCTGGTAGTCATAACCCTGTGGTGACATGGTTTCGACCAGACCATCCAGGCCAGGGATATTGTTTAAATGCGGGTAAATGCGACTTTCCATCCATCCATCAAGCGCGGAATCCGTTTCGGCCGCTTTCAGGAAAACTTCGATATGCAGCGTGGCATGCCACATATCTTCATCGATGGAATCTTCTGTTGACTGGGCATCAGTTAAGTAGACGGCCAGCGCAGGAAGGTCCTCGGGATCAAGTACCGCCGGACGACCATCGAACCATGTCACAGGCTCTGCTATTCCAGCCTTGAGAACGGCGAGGATCGCAGCACGAATTTGCGGATGTTTCATTTAATCAGCACCAGTCGAAGTTGGTTACGAAGCGTAGCGGCCAGTTCTTTAGGGAGATCTGTCTCCGTTAACTTTGTGCTTTGGGCTTTAAACGCAGTTGTCAGCGGCTCAGCAAGGGGGATACTGACAACTTTCAGAGGGTAACGTGCAGCAGTGGTTCGCTGAAGGACATGCCAGCGGCCACTGTTTAACTGCTGGATGAACGCCCCTGGAAAACGGAAGCGTCCAACCCGCAATTCACTTCTCACACCATTTTTATCCCGTTTCCGCCGGGACAGACGTACACTTGCCGGACCTAACTTAATCGCGGGTAAATTTCCCCGGTTAACCCTGATCGTCGCCTGCGGTTTTCGTACTGTCGCTTTTTTTAACCTGGCACGCTGATTTACCAGCTTCCTGGGTACCCGGGTTTCTTTTGATACTTCGCGAGTGCTGCGACTGATAGCGCGGGTAGCGATACGGTTTACAGCCTGCGAGGATGCACGGGGAACGGCTGTTTTACTGATGGAGTTCAGATTGGCGATAGCCTGTTCAAGTCCTTTGATGGACATGATGCCTCCTATTCAATCCATATTTGCGGCTTTCCATTAAATTGCTGCCTACGGGTGACGATGTAATCTTTCCCTTTCCAGGTAATAACATCACCCTTACGTGGTGATGCAGATGTTGAGAACACCACCAGAGACATACCATCTCCCGCCAGTGACCCCATTTCAGCAACAAACTGGCTTTCGATAGCATCAAAGTTGTTACCGTTGATCGTGACTGTATCAGCCATTAGTTTTACCGTAGCCGCATCCATGCGGGCAGCCATCTGCTCAAAGGGATTAGCCATTCAGACGAACCATCACGGAAGTGGTGGTCGCGCCCGCTGCCTGCCAGGCTTTCCCCGCGGGCGTCGCACCTGTAGCATCCAGTTGGATCTTTCCGCTCTTGAAATACACGGTTTTACCCTGGGCAATATCATCAGAAGCCAGCTTTGGCAACTGCACAACGCCACTGGTGAGGCCTGTGCCTGTTTCACCAACAGCGATATCCGCTATAGCAATTGCGAGCAAATCACCAACAATAACTGGCGCACCACTGACGATCACCACGGCACCAGAATTAGTTAAATCAATGGTGTGCCCATCCTGTACGTAATTCTTCATGCTCTCTCCGAATGGCCCCATCGGGGCCATATTGCAGATATAAAAAAAGCCCTATTGGGCTGATGGGTGACGCTTAAATTACTGGCCGCTGGATTTTACCAGGCCACGATAATCCAGCGGTGCAACACCCGCATCAATACGGACTTTTGTCGCTACGCCGTCGGTCGTGAACCCATCCTGTTGATCGATATATGGGGCATCAACACCATTAAGGTAAGCCACTTCAATCGTATCGGTGCCCTGCGCAGCAGCAAGGTACCAGGCTTTAGCATCAGCATCATCGAGACGCGCTTCAGCAATGACTTCGGCAAAGTTCTGAATCGGGTTAGCAACACCTGAGTTAATGTCAGCGCCTTTGACGCTCGCTGATTTGATGGTCTGATTAGCCAGTGTCTCCAGAGCAACGGGCACCAGCATGTAAGCGGGTCGAATGTTCAGCGCACGGTCACCTTCTTTCTGCGTACGCATCATCTGCCGGCCTTTATCGAGGCTGTCGACACTGATAGCGCCGCTTGAGAGATTCTTGTGGTCGGCGTGGAACAGCGCCTTACCATCCGACAGCTTTCCATTTGAGGTAAGCAATGCATACACCAGGTCGCCGATGGTCCCTTTGGCGGCGCGCCCCATCTTCATAGGAACGTCAGTCAGTTGGTTCAGATCATCATTGATGATGGCCTGACGGGTGATAGAAAAAATCTCACCATAGGTGGCCAGCGCGATGGTTTCTCCCTTGTCTCCTGTGGTGATGTATTTATATTCGGCCCCTTCCCGCACCTGACGAAGAGACGGGAAACCGCCCATACCTACACGATGAGCCGTTTTAAAGTCAGACAGCTGTCCTTTTTTGGTCCACAACTCAAAGGTTTCTGCCGCTTCGTCCCAGCCCTGCAGCAAAGATCTATTAGCAACATCAAGCAGGATATTGCCAAAGTCTGAGGTGCTGTGGGTCAAAGCAAAGCCAACCATCTGCATCGGGTTATAGCTGGAGACACCGAAACCACGCTCAGTCAGTGACATACGGGCACATTCACGCAGCGTCATGCCGTTATAGACGTTGTCGCGTTCCAGACCTTCATAACCTGCCCGCGCCATCAGCGCCTGGCGGATCCCGTCACCGACAAAGTTGCCGTTCCCGGCATAAATATGTTCTTTACCCTGTGTGGAGGTATTAGACGGTGTGGCGTTCTTTCCAAGCTCAGCAAGCAAAACATCTTTCGCCTGGCTGACAGAACACTCAGGATCCGCAATGCATTTAGCCTGCAATTCCTGGTGTTTCCCCCCGAACATGGCAAATAAGTCCTGAATACCATTCACACGCGCTTTTTGCTCAGCAATAACCTGCGCACGGATATCGCCTTCTGTGGTTGCCACAGGTGCTGGCTGGGTAACAACCGGCTGTTGTGGTTCACGCGTAGCAGTGTTGCGCGGCGGAGTGACCATATTACGAATACTGTTTGGCATCTTTTCAAATTCCTCAATACGTTTTGAATGGATGCAGGCCATTGCCTGCAATGATGGAGTAACCTGGTCAGCGAATCCCAGCTCCAGACATTCACTGCCGGACAACCAGGTTTCGTCTTCCAGCATTGCCGCGATTTCTTCGGCGCTTTTGCCCGTCTTTTGCGCATATGCAGGAATTAACACTGACTCCACTTTGTCGAGCAGATCGGCATAGTCGCGCATGTCATCAGCATCACCACCAGCAAAGCCCCACGGCTTATGGATCATCATCATGGTGTTTTCCGGCATAATTACCGGATTCCCTACCATGGCGATTACTGATGCCATCGAAGCTGCAAGACCGTCGATGTATACGGTGATCGCCGCGCCATGGAATTTCAGGGCATTAAAAATGGCGATGCCGTCAAATACATCCCCACCAGGGGAGTTGATATGCAGTTTGATGTGGGTAACGTCGCCCAGCGCCTTCAGGTTTGCGACAAACTGCTTCGCTGTGACTCCCCAATAGCCGATTTCATCGTAGATATAGATTTCCGCTTCATTTTCCGAACTGGCCTGCATACGGAACCAGCTATTTTTTAACTGGGCCTTTGGGCGGTTCATTACCCGGTTTCGTTTCCTGGACACTGGTGTCTCCTTTGTCATTTGCCGGGTCTGTATCAAACACCAGCCCTTGCTTACGGTTTTCATCTATTTCCGCCTTCCGGCGGCGCTTAACATCATCAGGATTTGCGCCACGGGCACGCACCCATTCACTCTCTGTCGCAGCACCGCCACGCAGCAGGATTTTCCAGGCATTCGCCTCTTTAACAGGATCAATCCATGGCATCACAGGGCCGGAGAAAACCGCACTGTAAAGCGTTGCCTTGTCCACAGAGGTCGACACCTTAATCTCACCAGAAACGATCGCCATTTTTAGCCACGCCCGGTACATCGGCCGGGTAATCGCCGCGACAAATGCGTCCTGCAGAATGAAATAGCCTTCCGTTGACTCCACCAGCTCCTGGCGCTGGGCGCTGTATGTCCCGTCGTAGTTACGTGCAATGCTTGAAAAGCTGCCGCGTGAACCGGCGGCTACAGCACGGAGCTGACCGTTGCGGAAAGTTTCGAGGTTAGGGTTGGGCCGGTCCGATTTGATCATGCCGATGTCTTCACCCGGACGGAGATCGTCAAACAGCATGCCAGGCTCGATGTTCAGCTCACGCGAAGCCTGCGCACTGTCTTCGGGATAAGACTGGCCATCACCTTTCTTAATGAACATGCCCAGCGCCGCAGCAATACGGGCAGCAGTCAGTTCAGCGTCCTCGTATTCCTTCAGTGCCGAAAGACGCATCAGCACACCGGCAAGCAACGAGTTACCCCTGATTTGATGCAGACGGCGCATAAACTTCAGGTGAAGCATGCTCTCTGCCTGGATATCCTTGGTATCACCCTGCCTCATGCCTTCCGCTGGTAAGTTTTTGTAGACCATGTATCTGGTCGGTCGGCCCCAGTCGTTGAGGTAAATACCCTGGCACAACTTCTGTCCCGCCTCAGTTCGCTCCATTGGCACAAAGTCAGGCTCCAGCGCCTCAATCCAGAAAGGAATCTCTGCGACAGGCAACAGACCATTACCAGTGCCACTGACTAACTGCGCGAACACCTCGCCGTCACGTAACCAGGTCCGGCACATCAGGCGCTCAAGCACAGGGCGGGTAAATTGCCCGGTAACATCGGGGGAGACAGACCATTCCGCCCATTTGGCGCGGATCTGTTTAGCAAGGTCAGTGGCGATTTCACCGTTTTTCATCAGGGGTTGGGGCTCAACGATAATGCCCTTCGACCCCACGATACGCTCCTCGAGTTTATCAAGGATGCCTATTACCAGGTCGTGATTGCAGTCGAGCCACCGGGCCTGCTCGCGCAGCGAGCGCCCGCCGAATTGAGTGAGCTGGTTCGCTGAACGGTTCTCGCGCTTAGCCCGATGCGTTCGGGTAGGGACGACAGCCTCATATGCCTGGATCATCAGGCGAGACTTCAGGCGCTCTGCTTTCCAGCCAGGCGAAAACACGCCTATCAGATTATCCAGGGCGCTCATCGCGGGAACCTCGCAAGTTTAAAGGATCCACCCCTGCCCGTTGCTGCAGCCATAGCAGCGGCCTGCTTTCGTTCCCACTCCTGACGGCCCCTTCGGATCTCGCTCAGGTTCTCCATGGTCATCTGCTGCCCGTTAAACGTGATGGACTTGCCCTGCAGGATCGTCACTTCCGCTTCGGTATAGCGTCGAACCATATCCTGAATATCATTGAGATTCACACCCAGCCTCCTGATGATGATGACCATGCCGATTCACGGGCTGGTTTCGTTGCCTTTGACTCTGATACTGGCGGTTTTGCAACCGACGGCTGTGCCACTGGAATCGCATCTGGCGATGACTCAACCACCAGATAACTCTCCCGGCGCGCCCACTCTGGCGCATCAGGCCACTTAATCTTTTCGTACCCATGAAGAATGACCAGGGCATGCGCATAAACCATAAGGTCAAACGCTTCGTTAGCCCCCTTACCAGGCTTCGTCCATTTCCCATCAGATGATCGCTCCTCATAGGTCAGTTCGTCGTAAAACCACTCTCCAAGCCAGTCGGGGAAATGCACATAGTTTGGCCCAGGCACATCGCGCCACAGCGCGTTGTTGATCCGGTCCTTTAGTGCGTTGGTCTGGAGAAGGTAGAGAGGGACATCACCGGCCGCCTTAGCGCGCCGGGTAGAACGCCCGGTGTTATCCGGGTAGGTTTTGGTTATCAGCTTCGACCGTGTCTGACTGTCACCCTTGAATAGCCAGACTTTGCGCTGCAGGCCATCACGACGACAGCGGCGCCAGAACTCGTAAGCGTTGTCGGTAACGCCATCCTCACCACCGGAGTCGACGGCCATAGCCAGCAGACCCATTCGCCTTCCCGGCTCGCCATCAAGCGCCCAGGTTTTCTCCAGCACATCGGTGCGCAGAAGATTCCAGTCCTCCGGGTAACTGGCAGGATCGATGTGGAAGCTTTCACCGTCAGGAGTGGTGCGCATCGACTGCATGATGTTGTACCGGTCAACCACCCACCGCTCGCCATGGGCACCGTACCCGACAACCTGAACCACAAACCGTCGGTTTTTACCGCCCTGAACATCGACGGTCGCCACCAGGAAATTGACGCCTGCAGGAACACGTCGGCGTTCAACTGGTTCGGCGCGCTGCTGCAGTTCCTCACCTTTGCGTTGTTCAATACTGGCTCTGGGGAGATACGGTAGCCCCCAGTCGGTATTAATGACCGTTTTCAGCGTTTCTTCGCTGCCTGTCGCTTCATACTCCTGTTCAGCAGTAAGCAGTTTGTAAACCAGCTGAGCCCATGTCTGATATGCAGCTGCCGGGCCTTCCATCCAGAACGAAGCAATACGCGACCGTCGTCCGGTGCCCGTTATCGTTCCGCTGCTGTCGATCTGCTGATCCTCGCGTAACCAGACCCCTTTCATATTCAGGGCACGTTTCTGGTCGGCGGTGATCACGCCGGAGCAGGCCGGACAATGAATGCAGGCTTCCTCGCTGGCTTTTACCGGGTCATTGATTTCGCGATAGCCCGTCATCGCTTTCATCTCCGGCTGGAAGAATTCGCCACAGTGCGGGCAAGGCCAGTACCAGCGGCGGCGATCGCCGCGGTTATAAAGAGACAGAATGCCTGTTGTCGGCGGTGCCTCATGCGCCGAACTGCGACGCCACTTCGTGTCACGAATATCACGGCCAGGAGAACTCTCCACCAGCGTCATACCGGATGACATAAATGTGGTGGTACGTTTGGATGCCAGTGAAAACGCATCACCTTCCCCATCAATATCTTCCGGGAAGCGATCGTAATCGGTCAGGGCAACACATTTATAATCTGACGACGACATGATATTGACCGACGGCCAGCCAATCTTCAGGTAGTTACCCGCCCTGAATGTCCTGTCGTAAACGTTATTGTCGTTCCTGCGGGGACTCAGCCTGGTCGCCACTTCAGGACTGCACCGGAATGTGCGATCGAGTCGTTTCTTCGAGTGCTCGCGAGCCTTTTCCTCGGTCATCTGAATAATCAGCATGTCAGAAGGATCGCAGACAACGTTATAGACAACCCAGCCGTCAATCAGGCCGATTGTTTTCCCGGTTCGGGCAGGACCGACAAACACCACTGCATCATATTCGCGTGACGCAAGGCAATTCATTGGCTCAAGGACATATGGGGCAAGATTCGGATCCCATGGGACGGAGTTACCCGCCCCCATTGGCACACGCATATATTTACTGACTGCATCGGCCACCAGCATGCGACGTGGGGCACGAAGTATTCCAGGTACATCCTTGCGGATCCCCCTGGCGGATGCCCGCTTCGCCATCAGTCCTCCTCTGGCTCATCCTCCTCAGGTTCTGCATCCAGCACGCGCTGCGCAATCTGGTCGCGAAGATCATCAATAACACTCTGTACCCGACTGACAGCTGATGGATTCAACGCACAGTCACGCTCCAGAATGTCGGGCAACGTTTCCAGCACCTGCACCACGGCCTTCGCCATAACAGAGAATTCACGGGCCACCTCATCCGCTGGTATTAACTGACCAGTATCCTGCTCGAATTTGAGCCGTTCATTTTCAGCTTTCCAGTGAGCAAGCCTGTCCGAAGGCGTCATCTCTTCAGCTCTGGCCGCGACGACAGGTGCCATCAGTTCGGTTAGCACATCTGTGATGAGGTAAAGCTTGAGCTTGTTGTTGCTGCCCAGTGCAGGTTCAATTTGTTTAAGCCTGGCGGCGACGGTCTGGCGGTGTACGCCGGTAATCCCTGCCAGCTGATTGATATTCAGCTTCAGGGTGGAGAGTTCCTGGTCCATGATGGTGAACACTTTTTGAACGATTCGACATCATTGATAATTGGCTGTGTGAAAATTCAATCAGTTACACACATGATGATGATGACCCTGGGTCATGAAAACTAGCCGTTTTCCGCGTGCCCGCCGCCTCGTGGCAGGCCGGATCGCCGGGAGTACCTTTTTAAATGATAATGAATATCATTTAATGTATTTTTGATACCACTGAGGTCAGAAGCCTAGGCGCACGCGCCCTTCAGAGTCATTAGGGTTAGCGGTGATCCAGGCCGACCCGGCAAAGGGGTTGTCATCCGTACTGTCTTTTGCCTGATTTGTCAGTTTCCCGGCCTTAGACAGGTAGAGACGCGCACCGCGCTGCCAGGTCTCGGATGCAACCTTCGGAAGAATGAATACGCCTGACATCATAAGCACGCCTTCACCGCCGTCTGCGATGTCATGCTGTGCAATACCAATGATGGAGCCAACAACAACTGGCTGCCCTGAAACGACAGCGGATCCAGTTCCGTTATGCCAGTCCATGGTTGTCCCGTCCTGGTAATAGTTCTTTGCCATTTAGATAGCCTCTGATAATGAATTAAATTGGAAAGATGCAACACAGATGCGGGATACGCCAGCAGGGTTGCACTGACAGTAGGCTTACGCCATTACGATGGGTCAGCCCATGGTGATGGCAATAAAAAAAGCCACCAGCGGAGGCTAGTGGCTTGAATGTGGTAATCAGGAAGGGATTCGAACCCTTGAGCAAGAAGATATTGACCGTCTGCGCCATCTTCAAGCTTATAGCAGCGTCACTCTTCGTCCAGATCGGTATTACCCGACATCTCGAGCACCTGATTGTTTGCCAAAGACAATATCGTAAACATTCAGTTTATGCTGTTAACTGGGACCGTTCTAAAATCTTCAACGCATCAACTTGTGAAATCGTCACTAATCCATTTTCATCAATACGTCGACTCACAGCTTCGTTCGTTATATTGATGATGAACACCTCATACTGCTTAATGATTTCTTCAGTTTTCGCAAGCAGTCGGTTCCATTCATCTTGGAATGAGCCTCTTTCTGAAGAGCATAGGGATCTGTAGTAATATCGGAACAATTCACCAGCGATAAAAAAGTCAGGCCATGCCCCTTTGTAATCGCTAATAAGATCCATATAAATAACGTTATTAAACTCCCCACACACTAGGGAAGGTGCGAACAAGTTCCTGATATGAGATCATCATATTCATCCGGAGCGCATCCCAGAGGGACATCATGAGCCATCAACTCACCTTCGCCGATAGTGAATTCAGCACTAAGCGCCGTCAGACCCGAAAAGAGATTTTCCTCTCCCGCATGGAGCAGATTCTGCCATGGCAGAATATGACCGCTGTCATCGAGCCGTTTTATCCCAAGGCGGGCAATGGCCGACGGCCCTATCCGCTGGAGACCATGCTGCGTATTCACTGCATGCAGCATTGGTACAACCTGAGCGACGGTGCCATGGAAGATGCCCTGTACGAAATCGCCTCCATGCGCCTGTTTGCCCGATTATCCCTGGATAGCGCCCTGCCGGATCGCACCACCATCATGAATTTCCGCCACCTGCTCGAGCAGCATCAACTGGCCCGTCAATTGTTCAAGACCATCAATCGCTGGCTGGCCGAAGCAGGCGTCATGATGACCCAAGGCACTTTGGTGGATGCCACCATCATTGAGGCACCCAGCTCTACCAAGAACAAAGAGCAGCAACGCGATCCGGAGATGCATCAGACCAAGAAAGGCAATCAGTGGCACTTTGGCATGAAGGCCCACATTGGTGTCGATGCCAAGAGTGGCCTGACCCACAGCCTGGTCACCACCGCGGCCAACGAGCATGACCTCAATCAGCTGGGTAATCTGCTTCATGGAGAGGAGCAATTTGTCTCAGCCGATGCCGGCTACCAAGGAGCGCCACAGCGCGAGGAGCTGGCCGAGGTGGATGTGGACTGGCTGATCGCCGAGCGTCCCGGCAGGGTAAAAACCTTGAAGCAGCATCCGCGCAAGAACAAAACGGCCATCAACATCGAATACATGAAAGCCAGCATCCGTGCCAGGGTGGAGCACCCGTTTCGCATCATCAAGCGGCAGTTCGGCTTCGTGAAAGCCAGATACAAGGGGCTGCTGAAAAACGATAACCAACTGGCGATGTTATTCACCCTGGCCAACCTGTTTCGGGTGGACCAAATGATACGTCAGTGGGAGAGATCTCAGTAAAAACCGGAAATAACGCCAGAAATGGTGGAAAAAATAGCCTAAATAGGCTGATTCGATGTGTTTGCGGGAAAAAAATCGGCCCAGATCCGCGAAATTTTAATCAGCGAGTCAGCTTGGGAAGAAATGACCTGCTTATTCGCACCTTCCCTAGGCTTTCTGCCTTTGCCCCACTAAGCAAATTAATTATACGATTACCTAAGTGGGTATTGATTTGTTGCAGGCTGGAGAAATCAGGATGCGGGGCTCGCTCACAATATGAATCACCCATAGTGGTGGTGGCAATGACTATATCTTTGCTGGCCTTTTCGAAAATCCATCCAGTAATCCAATGCCCTGCCTCGTGTCTAGCATTGTTAGCAATTAGTTCCTTTCCCATAAACCCCACCAGCACAAGTTAAAGCATCATCATACCAGCTTTATTTCTTCATCCTAATTGCTACCTTCTCACAGTTTGTTTGCCACGCTTTGTTATGCGCGAGGATGTCTTTCTTCGTCTGGCGGTCCATTACCTCAATGTCGTGTTCAGTGAGGTAGATTATGTTCACCCAGTCACAGGCCGTGTCCGTTACTTCAGGTTTTGCGGGTAAATTTTTCGCGCAACTCACGGTCAACATCGTCATCAGGAAGATGATTAACAGTCTGCTGTACATCCCTAGCTCCTTTTGTTGTCTCTACCCGGCGTTCTGCAACGGCTTCAGTAGCTGCTGCACGTTCTTCAGTGCGCTGCTGATCTGCTTTGGCTTCCGCTTTATTGGTTCCTCGCAAATGGCCAACACCAAAACCACCAGCAGCTGCTACCATAATTGCGCCAATAACGCCGATAATGATTTCTACAATGCTCATGCGATTACCTTTGGTTCAAATGAGCGGACGTTGATAGGCTGACCGTATGGGAAAGACCAGTTAAGCCATGTGAAGGTTTTAAGTTCACACATCCCGTCGAACACCCCGCCAGGTTTAATATCGCTATAACTGCAAACGATATGTAATTCGTCACCCTTCTCCTGCAAAACAACCGTGTCCGTTTCCCAATGTGGAATGAGGAGAACCAGCCACTTAATCATGAGAGCACCGATTTTGCTTTGGCGTAGCGTGCACGACGGTCGTTAATGCCGTTCTGTCCACCATTGATGATCTGAGTGATACGAACCAGATCGCCGGAGTAGCTCAGGCATCTGCTGGTGGCGTAGAACCATGCAGCTGACCGTGCAGCGTTGATATCCTTTTCCAGCAACTCAGGATTACTGACTAAATCCAGTTTTAATCCCGTTCCGCAGCGGCGGTAATTATCAAGACCGGTAATCTGAATCAGCCCACGGCCACGATATTTCCACCCATCGCCTGATGCTTTGTTACCGAGGCGATTGCTGTACACCAGATTTGCAATGGCTGGCTGATTGGCTACCTGCCCTTTTTCTTTGTCACGCCCAAGCATATATGCCTGATAGTTCGTAATGCGGCGTCCAAAGGTGGTCAGCAAAGCGGCAGGAGTGTAGTTGAAGCTCTCCACCAGCGCGGTAAATCCTGCTGATTCATGTCCTGACTGAGCAATAAACATTGCCTGGTCTTCAGGCTTAACAATGCCGAACTCTTTCATTGCCGCGTCAATGTGCGGAAACCAGCGCGCAGCTAACCCGGCGCTTACACCAGCCGCCTGTTGAAATTGTGATTGGTTCATTAATGCCTCAGCGTATCAACGAGACGCGCCACGTTCCCACGAGCCCATAAGACGGCAGCGCAAATAAGAAGGTTTACGATGACCACCATCCAGTGTGACTCCTGGTAGAGGCCAAACAGATATCGGAATGGAACGCTGGCATAAACCAGCACAACGAAGTAAGCCAGCAATGATATAGCGGGGCGATGTCTAGCCCCTTCACGCTGGTAGAACATCAGGACAAGGACGATGACCGCACAAATACCTGCATTCACCATCGCTGACGGATCACTTGTTACCATTGCTGGCCCCTCCTCCACGGAATCGCGAAAGAATACTGAACAGGCTTCCCAAATCCTGACTGTTGAAAAATGTGAGCACTTTGATTGTCATCGCCGCCACTACAACAGCACCAAGTGCGTCTAATGGCCTGTCACTGTACCCGGTAGCCTGTGACAGCTTAGAACCAACCAGGCCAGCGGCAAGAACGCCAACAATGAAGGACGTCATGAAGTAAGCAATCAATCGTACTCGTGTGATATTTGCCGCTGTCGCTACATAAAATACTGCACCAGCGAATGCGCCAAATACCACGCCATAGTCAATACCGGTTGCAAGACCAAATACGCTGGCTCCCATCAGGCCACCAGCCGCAACCGTAGTGCCAGAAACAGGATCGGACATTAAGCCCCCTCTTATTGCTGTGAGTCCTCTCAGAACGAGGGGAAACAAAAAAGGCCGCATTAAGGCGGCCTTGGTAAGGTATGGTTTTTTTAAGATAAACTTTGATTGATATACTCATGACACCCAAAAATAAAGGCGTTTTGTGCATCAATAAATGACTTTTTTTCTTCCGGAGTAAAATACCCTTTTTTAAAACATACTTTTAGCGCTTTTTGAAGATCTGCCGTCAGGGTTATCAACTTGCAACCTTCCTCATCAGGCCTTATTAATAGAAGTAATTTATTTTTACTTATTTCAGCGGCCTTTATTGGAACTTGAATCTCTTCAGGGAAAACACCCTTAGCCAATATATCCATATTCTTATTTCCGACCAGATGCCATTGCTCAAATGTGCTGGCCAACATAATTACGTCTGTCACGTGCTCAGCACCAGCAAAACGTATTTGTTGCGCCAATTCTTTATTAGTATTCAAGTGAGCCTGTAATGTGGCTAAGGCAAAATTTTCTTTGATTGCCCTGTATGCAACCCAACCAGTTATTCCTGCGGCAATAACGCCTGCAAGAGCAGTAATGAGTGTTTCAAAAGGAAAGGAAGAACTGATTTCAATTGGCGGTAATTTTTCTATTACCAAGGTCAACTCGCCAGTAGTTTTTTCGAAAGCGTACGGTACGTTTTGCCAAGTCATGAAGCCTCCTGAGTTTCGGAGGAATCATAACAAAAAAACCCGCTCAATGGCGGGCTCTTAATGTTGTGTTGCTCAGTTCGCTTTAACGTCCCGAGCCTACCATAATTTAAGCACTTTCTTGCTCACTCTGCAACTTAAATCTGTCGCTATTTGTGCCGAATGCGTCACAAACTGGAGCGTACAGGATCGATTCGGCAAGACTTAGCCAAGTGTCAATGCGTCGACGACAGGTGATCAGCGGCCAGTCAGGATGTTTAGCCTGCAGTTCATTGGCCATTTGCAGCTTGCTCTTGCGTAGGCGATGGCGGTCGACAATCACGCTATAGAGAGATCGGTAGTCATCATTCATCAGTACAGAAGCAATGACACCGTCCACTAACAACCCTTCTTCGTCTGAACAGAACGCCAGGCCGCTTTTATTTTTGCTGTTGAGGATTTCACGAAGGTACGCTTCAAGTTCAGGCTTGGTGATTCCTGATTTCTTCATTCTGCGCAGAGCATCATTGATAGCTGTCTTGGTGATTTTCCCGGATGCAAGAAGCTGGTTAAACATGTTCCCACCGCTACCACCGCCGATATAAGACCAGCGGCCCCACATGCGCAACTTACCCTGTATCCAGATGCTTTCCAGAGTACGAAGGCGCACCATTTCACCAGCCTTGCCAACTTCTGAAGGATTAATCATTAAGCTTTCTCCATTTATGCCAGCACGCCAATTGCCAGCGCTCGATCTATAACTCGAAAAACCAACACCAATTGGTCATCGTATTTCGCTTCAAATGCCACGGGATCAGCATGCAACTCGTTGTGATGTGCTCTGCACAGCGGTATCACAAACAGGTCGTGTGCTTTTGTACCCATTCCACCCTGCCCGTGGCCAATAAGGTGATGGGGGTCGTCTGCTGGTTTATTGCAACATACACATGGTTGTGTTTTAACCCAGCGGGTGTACGTCTCATTTATCCAGCGACGTCGCTTTGGCCTGAGCATGAAAGATTCTGGCGACTCCGGATCAACAGAGAGCGTGAGGATCTTCTTCGCCTTCTCCTGCACGAGGCTGGTTGCAGACGCTGAAGGCACAATGTCGCTTTCCCTCATGACAGAGCGGATGTTCTCATCCGGAAGGCGCAGCCCTTTGTGCGCAACGCTTTCCGGAATAACATCAGCCAGGTCGTTTCTGACCATCCACCAGCACAGTTCCGGAAGCGTCAGGATATGCGACTCGGGAAAACCAGAATCACGCCGAATGACTTCCAGAATCCAGGATACCAGGTTTCCTGCCGCTATACCTGCAAGCTGCTCAGTATGCTGCCCGGACAAAGTGTGATCGCAATGCCAGCACAGGCGAATGCTTCCTGGTGGATGCCGCATTGTTGTGAAGTTTTTGTCGTGCCACGATGAATGTGGCCACTGGCATTCAAACCTTGAGCTCAGCCACTGCTCAAGGGAAGCCAGCCCACCAGCGCGATGAATAACCCGCTCATTCCCGAAAACCTGCCGCATTACCGGATCATCAGCCAGGGGCTGAATGGCTGCCGGAACAGCCCCGGTAATGAATGACGCCATTTCCTCTGGTTCAGGCTCGAGCAGAACGCGACCACGCATGAAGAGGTGCATCAGTTCCGCACCGGGACGGAACAACACAATCCCCATACGGGGGGCTATTTCAGGTGTGAGTAATGCCCTCAATTGTCGCCACCAGCCAGTTCTTTATCGTGGGTGAAGCTCCCGTTCCAGGTCACCTTCATCGGAAGATTCCCTTTCAGATAATTTTTGTAGATCCAGATGGCTCCATCCCGGAGAAGAACAGGCTGATAGGTGGTAAAGCTGACTGCTGAATTTGGAGAGACTTTGCTGCTTTTCTCGGTGAGGTATTTATCACGCGCGTATGACCGTACACGCCATTGTGCGCTGCGTCCTTCCGGATTGTCGTCATATAACCAGTTCATCGAAACAAGCCAGGCGCTAATTTTTGAGGTATTAACACCATTCAGACGTTTACAGAACTGTACAGGGGAAAGCCCATCAGTGAAGAGGCTCTCGAGATGCTCGATATATTCGGCCTGCTGGTGGGTAAGCGCCTCAGCCTGCTGCTTTGCTTCCATGGCATCCGCCCACGCACGCGCCAGAGTTATTGGATCGGACATATTCGGCAGCATGACACCGTGGACCTCACGAAGATTGAAGTAATGATCTTCAAGCTGTTCAAAGAAGTCCCAGGCTAATTCGGTTTCAAGCATTTTTGCGTGGCGGGAGGCGCCGCGCTCAGTCCACAGGATTAGCGAGGTAGTGTGTTTATTAACCACATCGCTAAATGATAGTCGGAACGATTTCAGCTCATCACCAGTGATTTTGAAGAAGTGTTTACCCTCGATAAATCGCTGCTCATTTCGAGCGAAGTTTTGCTGAATTCTTACTGGTGTTGTGCCGTAACCGGCAGCAAGGGAATCCGTTGTCACTACACGTTGATTGCGATAAGTGATCACCGGCACCGACGAATGACTAACGGAAATTACTGATGAAGTGCTATTTCTGGGCGTAGCAGTGCCCATAACATGATGATTGCTCATATTATCTCCATACTCTGATTGTTGCGAAGGGCCTGCACGCCCTTTTCGCTTGCACTTTCCGACATTACTGCCATAACGACCAATATTCAACCCACAGCTGGACATATAACCACCTCTTTTTTATATGCCGTTATGGTTATCTCAACTTTTCCCTTCGGCACAACGGGTCCCCATTCCACCAGCATGCGCTTAATCTGGCTGTCGTCTTCCCAGACACCCGCATGGGTCAGCGCGTCAAACAGGGCTTTGTTGTAATTATCGATATCCCGGCGGCGCGCATCCGGCGGGTACAGAGTGATTTCTACCGCTGCCAGTTCAGTCGATGGCTTCGGGAGACGTCGCAATTGCTCAATGATCGCCACGCAGGCAGCGCTCTGGTATTTACGGCCATCGGCGCTAATGAGGTGACGACCGGCCAGCGGCCCCTTGTTAGGGGCGCGCCAGTAAGTGTTCACGCTCGGAGGAAAAGGCAGGATCAGTTTCACGCGGCCTCTCCCCGCATATTGCGAACAAGTTCAGAAGCTGCAGTAATGATTTCGCTGGTGGCCGTTCGTTCCAGCCAGAGTTGATTGATGTTGGCTTTCAGCTTGTTCTGCTGTGTTTCATCCAGCATGTCAGCGCCATCCACCTGATCGAATACAATTCCAACCTCCAGCGGCCAGATACGGGACTCGGGATGCGGATCGGCTACTGGTTGAGCTTTCTCACGGATGTGCATGCGGATCTGGCGAATATTGGACCATCTTGAAACATCCAGGCTTCCCATGGCTGCAATGAAATCAGTGCTGTTCATGCCATATTCACCGGATGCTTCAATGGCAACAGTGCGAATACGTTCCGACATATCCAAGCGTGTAGCGGAGTCATCGAATTGAATCGACAAAAGCCACTCATCCACACCGAACAAAATGCTTTCGCGGATGAGCAGCTTAGCCTTGTCGATCGTTAATGGTGATACCTGTGCAAACTCAGGCGCATCGACCGAATCAGCCGCCCAGGTATGCCCAAACTTCGATTCACTGAATGTGTATTCTTCTTTATCGCCGAACGCAGCTCTAACGCATGCCCACGCCTCGACACCGCTGATATCAAAAATATCTTTCTGGGTAAGTGGCAACTCTGCTTCTGGCTTGTCAGCTACAGGTGGTGTGGCAGTTGCAGGTTGAGACTTGCTGGCAGCAAATTGCGCCAAAGTCATAAACGCCCGCCCTTTTGCCTCCAGTTCTGTGCGGTTGATATAGCTGAACCGCTCACCACGCCATGACTTATCGAATACAGCTATGGCACCGGCAAAAAACGCGCTGGTGGGCTTCTGTTTTTCGTCAGCAGGTACAAACCACACAGGCAGATCGAACCCAATGCGCCCGCGAATGAATACAATGTGATCGGCATCTTCCGGCCACCACGTTTCACTCGGCGCGGCTTTTATCAGGAATACATAGCGACCGCCCTTCTCGCGCTGGACTGCTGCGTACTTCATGATGTGCGTCATACCAGTGATCGCCTGTTTCTCGTAGTACTGCGAACGGCTATACGGTGGGTTGCCATAGCCAGCGCCGCCCAGTTCTGCCAGACGTTCAGACCACTCCTGCGTCAGCGCGTTATCTTCGGCGGTGTACCACGCCGGGCACTTCGCGTTGTCGTCGTCAGCGAACAAGTCCAGGACTAATGGGCCAAATAGCGCGTTGATCCCCCAGAAAAGCAGATCCGGTGTCCTCCACTGATCTCCAACTTCTTTCAATTCGTGAGCTGGTTTACTGCGCAGTTCTGCCAGCGCCTGGCAATATTTATTTGGCATCATGAGCGGAACCCCGAATTTTCTGGCAGTGAGTAGTCAACATTTTGGAAGTTTGCGCGGCTGGCTGAGTTAGCCGCCCATTTACCGTTAACGCGTTCAGGTCGCCCAGCGGCAGACCATTTGGTCGCGCTTTGCAGGTAACCGGGGAAGTTTTTTGGAATAAACAGAGTTGCCGGGCGGAGATATTGAGCCTGCTCGCTATCACGCCAGTCAGCGTTTTTGTAATCCACCACAAGGCACAGATCATCAACAGTGAACTGTTCCCGCAGACGGGCGCGAATGTTCTCCAGCGACGTGCTGCATACCTGGTAGCGTGAACCTGTTGTCTGGTTCAGGTAAGACAAAACCTGTCTGGCCTGATCAGTAATCACAACCTCAGGGTCGGGTTGCGCCGCAACCGGACAAGAGGGTTTTGAAGTTACTTGTGGATCTTGTTTTGATTTTACTGACGGATCCCCGCCAGATTCTGACGGGTCAAAACCGCCGTTTTTGCCAGATTTCGACGGGTCAGTTTTTGAGGCGTCAAAATTTGATGCGTCAGATTTTGACGTGTCAGAATCTGACAGTTGAGAAAATGCGGCAGCCTGAAGTTTCGCCACATTCAGGCGGTACACGTTCGAAGCATTACGGTTACCATTACGGCGCTGTGTACGCGTGAGCCAGCCATCTTTTTCAAGCTTTGCGATTGCCGTTCTGATAGTGCTCGGCCCTGCGCCAAGCTGGCGAGCAATAGTTTCAATGGACGGCCAGCACACACCCTCATCGCTGCTGAAATCAGCCAGGCGAGCCATGATCGCGACACTAGACAACTTCATGCCCGACGCCGCGCAACCATCCCATACGTAGCCGGTTAATTTAGTGCTCATGATCGTCCGTTATCTCCCTGAACTTTTGCCTGAAATGCTCAAGTGGGCTGAAGCATTCGTGCGGGTAGCCATCACGCAGATAGATAACGCGCTGTGTTTCTGGCTCCCAGCGGATAACACGGACTGGCACTCCGCGGTGGTCTTTGAACCTTCGGTTAAGTTCGCGCACAGGCGTTTTGCCCTCCGATAGTAGACCCCCACAATTACGGCAGCCTGGCTGTGGTTACATGACACCCAGCGATTTGATACTTTGCATTCATACCGAAACAGCGGAAGACCCGGCACCGGGATCATTCGTAGTTGCGGTAAGTGAGGATTTACGATTAAATTGCTCATGCGGATTATTTCTCCATACTCGAAAAGTTGTTCGCCAAGACGCCCGGAGCTGCACACTCGCGGGCGTCACTCTTTTCTGGAAGGCAATAAACTCGTGAAATCAGGTTCAGGAACGTCATAAGCGTTACCCGGAACTGGTAGGCGATTTCATTAAGACTGTCCCACTCCCCTTTATCAACCACACCATCATCGATGTATCGACGATATGCGTTAACCAGGTCACCAAGCCTGCCCACCAGCTCAGCCAGCTTTAAACCAATCTCTTCGTTCTCTGTTTCTGGTACCGCGCCCGGGATATGGATCCCGTTATCTGTTTGGCGAGAAAACGCATCAGCTATGTAGCTAACACCGGCGGCTTTCTGTAGCACCATCGCCCATCCCATAGGGAAGATCTGATCCCCGTCGACACGAAGGCGGTTAAACAATGCGTTCTCTGTCACGCCCAACCATTCCGCTGCCTCGGCATAACCACCAGGTAGATCGGTGATCGTTTTTTTTATCGCCGCTACCAGCCATGCTGGCTGGCGTTCGACTTTCCAAATAGGCTCGTTACCCACGGCTTACCCCTTAGTTCTGTGGTTACAATTACGCTGCTGAATCTTTAATCTTTTGAAAAATATCAGGACGTAATTTCTCTCTTGAAACTCCGGTGACCTTTTCAATTAGCGCTGATAGTTTTGCTGGTGGTTTTTTCTCTCTGTTCAGCCAGTTCCAGACCTGCTGTTGTTTCACTAATCGCCCAGAACTAGCGGTAAGCTTGCGCGCTAACTCTGATTGGCCACCAGCCAGAGCGATTGCCTCTGAAAGGGCTAACTGCTCGGGAGTCATAGTTTTCTCCTGTATCAATACATAAAAGTTGTTGCCGATAGAGATTATACAACCTTAACAACTTTTATCACAACTTTTAGGTGTTGGAAAGCTAAAACATAAAGTTGTAATCTCACCACAAATAAGGGGGGAAGTTGTGAACACACTGGCGGAAAGACTGAAAATTGCGAGAGAAAAAACAGGGTTAAGCCAAGCTCAACTCGCTGAATCCATAGGTGTTTCTCAACAATCCGTAGCAAAAATAGAAAACGGAGATACGTTGCAACCGCGAAAGATAAAAGAAATCGCAAATGTATTAGGCGTTAGCCAAAAGTGGTTGCAACTAGGCATTGAGGAAAATGCTTCACTTTCTGATTTTGTGGTTGGAGAGGCTGAAAGTGCCAGTTTAGACCCTGCCATTTTCGCTGACATACCAGTACTAGATGTTGAGTTATCAGCAGGAAATGGTTGTGAAGCTGAAATTGTGGAGTCTGTAATTGACTGGTTTCCTATCCGAAGAATGGATTTAAGGAAAGCTGGAGTCAGCGCTACAAATGCTAGGATCGTAAAAATTTGGGGGAACAGCTTATTGCCAGTTCTCAATAACGGCGATCATGTTGCTGTTGATATCGCACAGACGAATCCTATTCGAGATGGCGATTTATACGCTGTTAGAGATGGGGTCCTGCTAAGGGTCAAAGTGCTAATAAACCAACCTGATGGTGGTTTAATTATAAGAAGCTTCAACAAAGATGAGTATCCAGATGAAATACTCACCTTCAATGAACGCCGCGCAAGAATTCATGTTATCGGCAGAGTGTTCTGGTCATCACGTTCATGGTAATACGCCAAATAGCATTTCCTCTGAGATAATTTTTAGCTTTGCACCATTATCGTCGCGATAGCTAACAGCTTTCTCTATCTTTCTCCCATGGCTGGAAAATTTCCAGTCTCTGGATGATAGGGTTCCGACAACAAGGAAGTCCAGTTTTTGGGTAATTCCATTACTTATTTTTCCCCCTGCACTTTTGATCCGTTCCTCTACCACCGCTCGTTTACCTGCCATAAAGGTACCCGTTAAACAGTAGGTTTTGTCCGCAAGATCAACGAGTGCATCATTATCAATCGGTAGCCTCGTCGCCAATCCATCAACAACCCCGCTGTCTAGATCGCATCCAGTAAAGTCAACAAGTGCTTTATGTAGAGTTTCGCTTTCCTCTGGAGTTATTACCCCATCGTTAAGGATATCTTTTATTAGAATGTACAAATCCTTCCCTGGGTAGTTACTCTTAAGAGCCCCATTTTGGGTTAACCACCAATCGAGATATCTAATTTCATCTTCCGTCAAGGTCCTATCCGAGATCAGCCCTTTACACAATCCATTAAGAAGATGTAGATCCATTTCAGCAGAGTAAAAATCAATTCCAGGAATATCTAAAATTTCTCTTTGGATTTTTGTCAGACTGTTTTTGAGTTCTTTTCTTTCTTCCTCTGTAATGACACCATCAGCTAAGATATCTGAGACCCTCGCTGATAGACTCTTAATAACACCATTTTTTATAATTTGATTTGCTTCAAGTAGCCATGTGTCAAGGTAAAGAATTTCCTCATCTCTTACCACCCCATCAGCAACAATACCATCAATGATACTGATTAGGTTCGCAAACAACTTATCTCTATTGTGCGTGTAATTAAATACGTAAAGCTTGTCTTCCATACAGCCTCCTCTTTTTTTATACATCCTTGCATTCATCTCATCTTCAATCAAACCACATAAAGTTGTTGACATTGTGCATCGCCACAACTAAATTACAACTTAAAGGTGTTACACAACAGCGAACAGGCAGGACGCCCGCGAAGTAGCCGCCGGTGGCGTATGAATAACCGGATGATTCGCACATGGCAGGAGATTGGATATGGATGACAGTTTCGAAAATCAACGAGATGCCTGGCTTGTGGTGATTGAAGCAGCAAAAACTGCATTAAGCCAAGTTGAAAGTAGTAACTACAGAACAGTTAAACAAATGGCATTGGGTTCTATTATCTATGCCTTTGAAATGCTGGACTTTGATTTTGAAGCCACGTGTATTCCGTCTGAACAACATGAAAAGATGAATAGAGCTGCCGCCGCCGCTTATATCGGCGTGGAGGCGCAAACATTAGCTAATTGGGCTAGCACCGGAAAGGTTCGTATACCTTTTTTAAAAATTGGTAGAAAGGTTACTTACCTAAAAAGTGATTTGGATGTCTATCTTGCCTCATCGAAAGCAAGTGCCACAAGGTAGCTAAGTACCTACCACCGCGCCTGATGTGGTTAAAAGCAGGCCAAAGCAATAACAAGTACTTCCCTGTTCTGGCGGCCCGGTGTTTTCCCACTTGTCCGGTAACCGCCAGCCTTTTTCAGGGCGCAACGACGAGAGCATTGACGAGCAAGGCATAAGTGCTGGTTCGATTCCAGACAGTCCCATTCAGTTGGGAGGGTTGGGCAGGGAAAAGGTTCGTTCGATTCGAACACCGGCAGTGCTCTCTTCGTTGTGGTAAATGGCGGGGCTGACCGTCAAACGGTTGAGAAAAGATAAGCAGGCGAAACGTTCTAAGCGAACATACGGACTGATCGAACGCGGATGGAACGGGCGGTTACGATATTGAAACACCGCGCCACTGAGCTGGAGTTCAGCACCAGCAACCACAACCAAATCACGCTTAGGACCGTGATAACCGTAGTTCCAGTATTGCTGTGTGTAGTCTTGGCGGTACCAGGGTCTTCAACCTTATGCAAGGGGGACGAAGATAATGTTCTACCTCGGTACCGCCCTTTTTACGCAACAGAAAAGGGCATCACCGGGCGACGGGCTCATAACCCAATCCACCCGGGCAAAAAGAAAGCGGTCTCTGCAAGCCGCCGACCAATGCAGGTGCCCTTCTCTGTTGTGTATGGAGAAACTAACTTTTTAGCGCCGGTGCAGAGGCGTTGAGGAACCGAGAATGAACAATCCGTTTTTCAAAAATATGTTGGTGTATCGCCTTAGTCGCGATTTCACCATCAACCAGGAAGAGCTGGAACAGCAGCTTGAACTATTTCGCTTCACTCCATGCGGTAGCCAGGATATGGCAAAAACCGGTTGGGTATCACCACTGGGTCAGCGGTCAGATTGCTTGCATCACACTGTCAATAATCAAGTGTTGTTGGTTATTCGCCGGGAAGAAAAAATACTGCCATCTCCTGTCATTGCTGAAGAACTGCGCAAGCGTGTGTCGCGTCTGGAATCCGATCAGGGGCGTCGCCTCAAAAAAACTGAGAAAGATTCGCTGCGTGATGAAGTGTTGCACTCCCTGCTTCCTCGGGCGTTCTCCAAAAACTCGACTGTTAGTTTGTGGATCAACGTCACCGACGGTCTGATCATGGTTGATGCAGCCAGCGCTAAACGTGCCGAAGACTCACTGGCCCTGCTTCGTAAAACTCTCGGTTCTCTCCCGGTGGTACCGCTGACTATGGAAACGCCGATCGAACTAACTATGACCGAATGGGTTCGTTCCGGTAGTGCGCCTGCTGGCTTTGGCCTGGGTGATGAAGCCGAACTGAAAGCTATTCTTGAAGATGGCGGTATTGGACGCTTTAAAAAACAGACTCTGGTCAGTGACGAAATTCATGTGCATCTGGAAGCTGGCAAAGTAGTTACAAAACTGTCTATCGACTGGCAACAGCGCATTCAGTTCGTTCTTTGCGATGACGGCAGCATCAAACGCCTTAAGTTCTCTAATGAGATTACTGAACAAAACGACGATATCGACCGTGAGGATGCGGCTCAGCGGTTCGACGCTGACTTTGTTCTAATGACCGGCGAGCTTATCTCTCTCATTAACGGATTAACAACCTCTCTCGGCGGCGAAGCCAAGCGATAAACACCAGGCAGCAATTACCCCATAAGCATGGGTTGGGTTGCTGCACTCCAAATCTGGCGAAGGTTGGTTCGGAGGGCAGATGAATCATATCGAATTTATTGAGAAGAACGTCAGGGAAATCCTTATAAAACAAGGCTTTTCTTCTTCAGTAGCGCAGGGGGGGGGCATGGCAAGCGATTGATTTATATAAGCGCATGTCACAAGCCAGTAAAAAGGGTGCAATTTTTGATGACGTGATGAGGCATGCGAAAGCATGGGCAGATAAACAGGTTTCGAAAACTGAAATAACGAAAAGTAAACGCAATCAACCTAAAAACCAAGGTGGTCTGTTTTAAATATTCAGGCCAATAAGTTTGCGCGGTGCAGCGCGCCAATATGGAGAAAACCATGAGCTACATTCAGACATTATCCGGTAAAAAATTTAACTACCTGACCGCCACAATCGACGATATCGATGTTGAGGATATCGCGACTGCTCTTTCCAACATCTGTCGATTCGCTGGGCATCTGCCAGAGTTCTACAGCGTAGCCCAGCACTCTGTGCTTGTAAGCCAGATTGTGCCGCCAGAGTTCGCCTTTGAAGCGCTGATGCACGACGCTGCGGAGGCATATTGCCAGGATATTCCAGCCCCGCTCAAAGCCTTGCTGCCTGACTACCAGCGTATGGAAACTTATATTGATGGGCTTATCCGCTTTAAATTCGGTATCTCTCTTGAACAAGCTGCTGTCGTGAAATATGCCGATCTAACCATGTTAGCTACCGAGCGCCGTGATCTGGAAATCGATGACGGTTCGAAGTGGGAAATTCTCGAAGGTATTCCCTGCTCTGATCTCGTTCAGGTTATCCCTCTCCGTCCTGGTCAAGCCTATGGCCTGTTCATGAACCGCTTTAACGAACTGGTGGAGCTGCGCCAATGCGCCGCATGAAGGTAAAAGAACTCGTTGCGGAGGCTTTTGCCTCCGTTGCTGAACTGCCACCGAAGCATGCACCGCTTATGCGCGAAGTCGCCACCAGACTGGAAGCTACGTTCGCAGCATTAAAAGAGTCTCTGGTGCAATTGGAACAGGAACGTAAAGGTAAAACGCCATGACCGTATTTGAATATCTCCAGTCTCATCCGAATACCACCAGCGGTGAAATCGCCAAAGGTATGAACAAAAAGACACCCGCGGTCGCTGGCGCATTATCGCAACTCTATGGCACCGGCCGGATCGTGAAGTCCGGTGTTCGCAAGGGCATTCCAACATACCGTGTTAATGATATGCCATTTGGGTGCAGTAACAGCCTAACCATGATGTTTAACCAGCTATTAAATAGAGCCAGACAGGGAGCAACACAATGAGTAAATCACTGAACGCACGTTGCATCCGTCGCTGGACTGTCGAATTTAAAAGCCGCTGCGATTCAAAATACAGTCCGTACTGGCGTAAGCACCACCTTCGCAGTTACATCCGGGAATGCGCGCTGACAACTGCCGACTGCATGGTCGAGCGTATGGCAGAGGATAATGCGATGGTAGATTTTCAGGGGGCTAATCGAGGATGGTCTCCGGAGTTCTCTGCCTGGTACCACGAACGCCGTGAACAGTATCTCAAAGAGGCGCGCGACTTTCTGAACGAAGACGCCACCAATGATGAGGTTGACGAGGAAATCCAGAACGAGCTGGAGGCATGGAATGACTAAAAGCACAAACCACCCAGCGCAAGGTCCTGTATCACTCGATCGCCTGCACCAGATACGTGAAATACTCAGCAAAGCAGTAGCACAAAGCGACGGCGGTAATCTCGGCTACGCAATGGCTGATGCTGTGAAGGTGATTGATGGAGCGATCACGGCGTTTGGTGCTGAGCCTGTTGGTACGTTCAAAAAGGGACCGTGTGGATACTACTCATCTTTCCATGAAGATGCTGTGCCGCTCTACACCACACCGCCAGCGACGGGAGTGCCTCCTGAAAAAACTGATAGCGATTACGTAACTGATTGTCATGGCGTGCCTAGCCTTGAGGATTGCGCACATCAGCGAGGGTGGAATGAATGCCGCGCCGCCATGCTTCAGGCTGGCAACTCTCCGGTAACTCCGGATGGTTACGTGCTGGTCCCCAAGAAACTAATCGCTGAGAACGGCGCAAAGAGTGTGCTGTCCGGTGAGTTTTCAGAAACGAAATTTATAAACTGCCCAGAGTGTTTTGGTGATGATGATTGCGAAACCTGCGACGGCAGCGGAAGAATTGAAATCACCGTTCCTGTCACATGGACGACCATCAAAGCTATTTGGGCTAAAGGTGTCGAGCATTTCGCAGCAGCACCGCAGCAGGAGAATGTATAACGTGAACAATTTAATGATCGACCTTGAGTCCATGGGCAAAAAACCGAATGCCCCTATTGTCTCCATTGGTGCCGTATTCTTCGATCCGCAAAGCGGTGATCTTGGTCAGGAGTTTTACACCGCCGTTAATCTTGAAAGCGCTATGGAGCAGGGAGCGGTGCCGGATGGTGACACTATTTTGTGGTGGTTAAGACAAAGCTCAGAAGCACGATCAGCAATCTGTGTTGATGATGCGATGCCGATATCATCTGCCCTATCTGAACTGAGCCATTTCATTAATCGGCATTCTGATAACCCTAAATATTTAAAAGTTTGGGGCAATGGAGCTACTTTCGACAACGTTATATTGCGCGGCGCATATGAGCGCACCGGCCAGGTTTGCCCGTGGCAATTTTGGAACGATCACGACGTCAGAACCATCGTCACATTAGGCAGAGTTGTGGGTTTCGATCCAAAGCGAGATATGCCATTCGATGGGGTTGCACATAACGCACTGGCCGATGCGCGACATCAAGCAAAATACGTGTCCGCGATCTGGCAGAAGTTGATTCCGACCACCAGCAGCGACCTGTAATTTCCCCTGGGTGCAGCCAGGTTGTATGGAGAACGTCTATGAATACTTTGTTTTTACTTATGGCTGAGTTCAACACGCCTAACATCGAGCTGTCAGCAGTATGCCAAAAGTATTTCGGTATGAGCCCTAACACAGCAGAAGCGAAAGCAAATGCCTGTCAGTTGCCGATCCCGACTTATCGTGTAGGAACATCACAGAAAGCGAAGCGCTGCATCAACATTCAGGATCTTGCTGAGTATATAGACCAGCGGCGTGAAGAAGGCAGAATTGAGTGGGAAAGGGTCAGAACGAACAAACAGAAAAATAGTTGAGTTTCACACAGATAAAAAAAGAAAAACCCGCCAGATGGCGGGCTTTCAAAAAGCACCAGCTATGATCATGCTGCCTTGCGACGACGAAGCTTACCCTGCTGCTCTTTACCAGAGACAATAGCGTGAGTGAACGCGTTAGGAGCAGCCTTCATCAGAACTTCAACAGCAGCACCCATACCTGCGAATGCTTTCATTGTGTCGAACTTAACCTGTGGCTTGGTTGCTTTTTGATCTTTCATAGAAAACTCCCGAGACGATAAGGGCGCCTCTAACCTCTTAGTTAAAGTTAGCTTGTCCAGCCAACTTGTGCCAATCGGTTCCTCCGATTGGTGACATCGTTTCCAGTAGTGCGAATACATAACGACTGTCCCAGATGTACCTTTAAGGTAATCCGGATGGATATCCTACAATCTGTAGACACTCGGCGTCTACATCTATTGTGCGAATTTAAGAAATGTCTCTTGCAGATTATCTGTGGCTGTAGACATTACGTAGCCACACTTTTCCATACAAAAACCGAACGACTCATAAAATGGCCGCAATTCAGGAACTGGTTCAATGATTTGAACAACCTCACACTCGACAGCCTTACAAAAAACAAAGGCACTCATTAGTGTGAGCAAAACCATTCGCCCTTTTAGTGGGTGTGATTCATCTTCCCTTGAGAACCTTTCAACAATATGGATGCGAAAGATTTTATCTTCAACCCCGTAAACACAAATTGCCGCCCCTGAAGGAATCCCCTGCACTACTCCTTGCTGAACAAGTTTGATGCAAAATTCATACTTGTCATCAGAATTACCATAGGCACCGAGCATATAGTCCCACTCAAGCTCGCCATAACCACCACAGAGGATCTTGTAATCTTCATCACTGATCGGGCCAACTGCGAGAGGCAACCCCACATGGTCAATAACTAACTGAATGTTGTTACGAACAGATTGACCTATCTCGTCTAAAGTGAGCAT